CGTTCCTTTTCTAACCCACAAAACACCTCGATCGCTCACGATCAGACTGAATCGCTTTGATTAATTTACAAACGGGAGAGATCCTAAGTGATCCGACCTATTCGGGATTAGGAGGTGTGCAAACTCCTCGTATTCACTCAAAACTGACTGATTTACCTTCAAAGGGTCAAGATATGATCGATCTAGCGACCGAACTTGGAATCAATCTTATGGAATGGCAACGCTTCGTTTGTATTCATGGTCATAAGGTGCGTGAGGATGGTCGCTGGGCGCATTCTGAACTTGGTTTAATTATGGCAAGGCAGCAAGGCAAGTCCACGCTAATGATGCTCCGAATTTTGACCGGCATGTTTGTATGGGGTGAAGGATTACAACTTGCATCAGCTCACAGACTTACAACCTCACTTGAAACATTTAGACAGATTGTTGGCTTAATTGAAACGAATCCAAAGTTGGAAAAGGAAGTAAAGAAAATCAGATGGCAACATGGTGCTGAGGAAATTGAATTGTTTGGCAATAGGCGGTTTGTTGTAAAGGCTGCGAATAATGCAGCTAGAGGTTTATCAAAGCCTGAAACTATTCACCTTGATGAGTTGCGTGAATATAAAGATGAGGATGCTTGGTCGTCAATGCGTTATTCGATGATGGCTGCTAAAAATCCGCAGGTATGGGTTTATTCATCAGCAGGAGATCAGCATTCCGTAATCCTAAACAAATTGCGTGAGAGGGCGTTGGCTTCAGCTACAACCAACGATCCGATAGGTTGGTTTGAGTGGAGTGCAGAACCTGATGCTCCGATCTTGCTTCCGTCAGGCGAGATTAATTGGAGTGCATTCGCTCAAGCCAATCCATCATTGGGAATAACAATTCATCCTGATAACTTAAAAGCAGTTATTAATGATCCGCCAGATATTGTGCGAACTGAGGTTTTGGCTCAATGGGTAGATACAATCAATTCAGCGATTGATGCACAAAAATGGGGATTGTGTCAGACGGATCCAATACCTTTAGATCCTGAAAAAGAAACTTGGTTTGGATTAGATTTATCACCAGATCGTAAGTTTGGCGCATTGGTCGCAACTCAGAAACTATCAGGAGAGAGATTTAATTTAGTTTTACTTCATACTTGGTCAAATGATTATTCAATCAATGATTTAGCGGTTGCAAACGATATTGCACCTTATGTAAGAAAATATAATGTTCAGACTGTCGCTTATTCCAAAAGGACTGCACAAGCTGTCGCAAGCCGGCTAGTTCCTGCTGGAATTCCCATTACAGATATGGATGGGGCGATATATGCTGAAAGTTGTGATCGATGGTTGGGCGCAATCAATTCCCATCGATTACAGCATGGAGGTCAAGACGAACTGACCCAACAAACACTTTCCGCTGCGAAACTGCCCTATGGGGATGGGTCATGGATCATCGGAAGGAGGGCTAGTCGTGTCGCCGTATGTGCAGCGGTGGCATCTAGTCTTGCAACTTATTTTGCGACACAACAAGAAACGGAAATTGATATTCAAGTCGGATAAATTGCATTTATGGTATATTATGTGCTAATGGGATTATTCGATCGTTTTTTGACAAATACCGCAATTACACCAACAGTAGATGTTGCAGCAGCCAACACTCCTTACAATTTGCAATCAGCCGTTGGCGGATTATTTTATGGCGCACAAACAGCAACGAGAGAACAAGCAATGTCTGTGCCATCTGTTGCAAGAGCAAGAAACATTATCTGCTCAACGATTGGTTCGCTACCTTTAGAAACTTATAATCATTTTACAAAAGAACATATCGATCCACCAAGAGTTATTATGCAACCTGATCCAAGAGTTGCAGGATCAGCAATTTATGCATGGATCGCTGAGGATTTATTATTTCATGGCGTTGCTTATGGACAAGTATTAGATTCTTATGCTGCATCAGATAATAGTCGAGTGCGTGCATGGACAAGAGTTGCACCTGATCGAGTGACTTACAACTTAAACGCAAATCAAACCGAGATCACTTCATACATGGTCGATGGAATGCATGTTCCAGCAACAGGCATTGGATCTTTAGTTGTATTTAGTGGATTAGACGAAGGTGTGCTTAATCGTGCCGGTCGCACAATAAGAGCTGCACAAGAATTGGAAAAGGCTGCGGAATTATACGCTAAAGAGCCAGTTCCTACAATGGTATTAAAATCAAATGGCACAAACCTAACTCCAGAGCGAATCACAAAACTTTTGGAATCATGGAAGGTTGCTAGAAACACAAGAGCAACTGCATTCTTAAATGCTGATGTTGAATTAAACGCTCTTGGCTTTGATCCACAAAAATTGCAATTAAATGAAGCACGCCAATATCTCGCAACAGAAATTGCAAGAGCAGTTGGTATTCCGGCATCATTCTTATCTGCTGAAACTACTAGCATGACATACAGCACGACAATCATGGAGCGTAAAGCATTAATTGATTTTAGTTTAAGAAACATCATAACACCGATTGAGCAACGCCTTTCCGCTGCGGATTTCGTACCCAACGGCGTGGAGGTTCGTGTAGATATAGACGACTTTTTGCGTGGCTCAGCATTAGAGCGTGCGCAAGTTTATGAAATCCTAAACCGCATCGGCGCAATGAGCGTTGAGCAAATCCAAGAGGAGGAGGACTTGATTCGATGAAAATCAATTTCCCAATAACCATAACCGCTGCTGATACAAATAAGAGAACAATTTCTGGGGTTATTGTAAGTTGGAATGAGGCAGGAAATACTTCCGCTGGTAAAACAGTATTTGCTAAAGACAGCATTGATTTTTCAAAGCCTGTCAAGTTGCTACTAGAGCATGACAAAACTCGCCCATTAGGTAAGTTAATTGACATTACTGCAAACGATCAAGGTTTAGAAGGCACATTTAAACTTGCAAAGACTTTTGCAGCTGATGATGCTCTTGAGGAAGCAGCCACAGGATTGAGAGATGGATTTTCTGTTGGCGTGATGGTTGATGCATGGGATAACAAAGATGGCGCAATGGTTATCTCAAAAAGTTCTTTACAAGAAGTCAGTTTGGTTTCTGATCCCGCTATTGCGTCAGCGAAAGTTGAATCCGTAGTTGCAACAAATACACCAGAGAATTCCGAAGCAACCGCTGAGGATCAAACAACACAGGAGGACAAAGTGTCAGATGTTAAATCTGAGGCTCCTATCGCAACCGAAGCGGTAGAAGCTGCAAAGTCTGAGCCTGTGGCAGTAGTAGCAGCACAATCTGTTGCATACACAAAGCCACGCTCACCAATTATCAACAAAGCAACATACCTAGAGCATTCAGTTCGTGCTGCCCTAGGAAACGATGAGAGCCGTCAGTATGTAATGGCTGCTGATACAACCAGCAACAACTCTGGCTTGATTCCAACACCACAATCAGCAGAAGTTATCAATGGCATTTCAAATGCAGATCGTGGATCAATCGATGCAATTTCTCGTGGCGTATTGCCAGCATCAGGCATGACTTTTGAGATTCCAAAGATCACAACTGTTCCAACAGTTGCTGAGGAAGCAGAAGCAGCAACAATTGATTCAACCGACATGGCATCATCTTTCGTAACAGTAAATGTTAAGAAATTTGCCGGCGGTCAGACATTCTCAGTTGAGTTGCTAGATCGTTCATCACCAGCATTCTTTGATGAGTTAGTTCGTCAAATGGAATTTGCTTATGCAAAAGAAACAGATAAGTTTGTTGCCAACGGCATCATTTCATCTGGCTTAATTGCAACAACAGCACAGGACAACACAGCAGCAGGACTTCTTGCTTATGCTGCACAAGCTGCTCAATTAGTTTATTCAAACTCATTGGGATTTGCTCGCAACATCGTGGTATCTCCAGAACAATGGGGTAACATCATGGGTTACAACGATTCCGGTCGCCCAATCTACAATGCTTCAAATCCGCAAAACGCAGGTGGAGCAGTAGGACCTCAATCACTTCGTGGAAATGTTGCTGGACTTGATCTTTATGTATCTCGTTCACTATCAGCATTGACATACACAACTGGCGATGGATCAATGTTTGTAATCAACCCAGAGTCATACACATGGTATGAGAGCCCACGCTTACAACTTCGTTCAGACATCACAGCAACTGGTCAAGTATCTGTTGCTTACTATGGCTATGGCGCACTTGCAACCAAGATCGCCAACGGATCAGTTCACTTCAACAAGAACTAATTTAGCCCAACTTAATGCCTAGGGTTGCTCCCGATCCTAGGCAGCTAATAATGGGAGTAAGGAGATGACATGCCAAGCATAATTACAGCCACCGAGTTGCGATCCGTCCTTGGTGTGTCATCAGCCTTGTATAACGATACTTATTTGAACCAAATTATTGACACAGCAGAAACTGTTATTCTGCCAATGCTTGTTACATTCAAAGCACCAATTCAAGCAACTTCATTGTCAGACAATGTTGCTACATTTACTACACTAGGAATTCATGAATTTACCGAAGGGCAATCAGTTGTCATCACAGGATGCGGTTCACCTTACAACGGAACAAGAGTTGTGCTGGCAGACAATCTTGGACAATATACCTTTTCAACATCGATCACTAACGCCGATATACTCGAAGCTAATGTCATCCCATCCGGAGTTGCTACCCTTTCTGGCGCATCAACTTATGTTGGAAACGCAGCTGTTCAGTCAGCCGTCTATACAGTTTCAGTCGAAGTTTTTCAAGCAAGACTTGCCGGCGGAGGACAAATCGAAGGAGTAGATTTTACAGCAACTCCATTCAGAATGGGCAGATCGCTTTTCAATAAATGCGTAGGCTTGTTAGGTTCATACATGGACACAGACAGCATGGCTCTCTAAATGCCTAATCAGACAATTCTTGAGCAGGTCAGGACACCTTTAGCAACCGCATTATCAAGCGTTGCAGGTAATGTTTATTCATTCGTTCCTGAAACAGTAATTCCACCAGCTGTGGTTTGCGTGCCTGATTCACCATATTTAGAATTCGAAACAATAAGCAAATCAAACATTCGTGCGAAGGTCAATATGACCATTACAGTTGCAGTTGCTTACAATAGCAATCCTGCATCACTCGACAACATCGAGCAGTTAGTAATAAGTGTTCTGGCAGTAATTCCAGCAGGTTATATTGTCAGTTCGGTTGAAAGACCAACAGTTACACAAGTAGGAGCAGCAACTTTGCTTATTGCAGATGTTAGAGTTAGCA